GTGACAATGACCGATGGCAATGTGATTGATTATACGTTTATCAGGTCAAAAATTGTTGAGCTGTCAAAGATTTACAAGATAAAAGAAATCGCTTTTGATACCTATAACGCAACGCACTTGGCGCAACAGCTACAAGAAGAAGACAGATTACCAATGGTAGAATTTAACCAATCGTTCAAGGGAATGAATGAACCATCAAAAGAATTTGAAAGATTGGTAATTTCTGGTAAAATAAACAGTATAGGCAACCCAGTGTTAAAATGGATGGCTGGCAATGTGGCTGTGAAGCAAGATACCAATGGTAATATCAAGCCAGTCAAGCCAGATAACGAGAAATCGCCGCATAAAATCGATGGAATCGTATCGAGTATTATGGCGATAGGGCGCTTAAATGCAAATAATACAGAATCAGCAGTTGTATTTGATGAAAATTTCTCAATGTAACGCTGATTTTTAAGGGGCCGTAAGGTATGAATTTAAAATTTTGGGGTGGCAATCCTAAAAAAATGAACACAGAAGCAGAGCTAAGAAGCACATTAGCTACTGCAAATCGTGATTCGTGGATATATCAAGCAATGACCGAGGGGCAATCTGGGTCCGGCGTTACGATTACCGAAGATTCTATTATGGAATCATCGGTATTTTTGGCGGCAACCAAGGTTATTGCAGAGGGGATTTCGCAATTACCATTAAATTTATACCAACGCGGGGACGATGGCAGCCGACAATTGATGGCAAGCCATAGTTTGCACTTTATTTTGCACAGTGAACCGAATAATATGATGTCAAGTTTTACATATCGTGAGACAGTGATCAATCATGTGATGCGGTGGGGCAATTCATATAGCTTAATTAAGCGCACAGGTAATCGCGTTACAGCGTTGCATTTATTGCAACCCGATTGCATATCCCCAGCACTTACCAGTAATGGAAGTATTGTTTACATACACAAGGCAAACGAGGCAGAGGTTGCCAGGTATGACGCATCCGAGATTTTACATATTAAGTCATTGAGTGATGATGGTTTGGTGGGTATATCGCCTTTGAAGATGGCAGCGAAAGAAGTGATCGGTTTATCATTGGCGTGTGAGCAATTCGCGGCAAGTTACTTCGGTAATGGCTGTAAAGTCGGGGGCGTGTTATCGCATCCTGGCAACCTGGAAGATACGCCGCGCGAGAATATTAAAAAAGCGTGGAAAAAAGCGCACCAAGGGGCAGACAAAGCAAATGACATTGCGGTCTTATCAGGCGGTTTAACTTATTCATCGATTGCAGAATCACCAGAAGCATCGCAGTTGATCGCGGTGCGTGAATTCCAGATCGCAGAAGTGGCGAGGATATTTAAGATACCTCCGCATTTATTAGGTGATCTAAGTAAAGCGACTTTCTCAAATATTGAGCAACAGTCGTTAGAATTTGCAACGCAATGCCTGACCCCTTGGTTGAATCGAATCGAGGGCGAATACAACAGGGTGCTTTTAACAGCGACCGAAAAGAAAACGCTATTTGTTGAGCATAACCTGGACGGTATGTTGCGCGGTGATGTATCAACCAGATATAGTAGTTATACAGCAGGCCGTAATGGTGGCTGGTTGTCAATTAATGATATAAGAAAGTATGAAAATCTGCCAGCTATTGATGGTGGCGATGTTTACCTACAACCGTTAAATATGGCAGACGTTAGCGCGGAGCCGGCAGAAATAGAAGGAGATACCGATGAAGAATAAAGAAATTAGATATCTAAACGCAACCGAATTAAGGGTTGCTGAGATTGACGAAGAAGTAAAAACAGATGGCACAGAAGACGCACCAGAGGCCGAGGAGCAAGCGCCAACAGGTCAAAAGCTAGTTGGGTACGCTGCGGTATTTGATTCAAAATCTGAAGACCTGGGAGGCTTTAGGGAAGTGATCAAGGCAGGTGCATTTGCTACACCATTATCAAACGGTGATGATGTGCGTGCTTTAGTTGACCATGATTCTAGTTTAATCTTAGGGCGCACAAAGGCAGGCACTTTAACATTAACGGAAGATTCGACAGGATTACTTGCTGAGATTACCTTGCCAGATACACAGGTGGCCAGAGATTTATCGACAAGCATTGCGCGTGGTGACGTTGACCAAATGAGCTTTGGCTTTGTTGTTAGTGATGACGAATGGGCTATCGAAGATGGTCAAGATATTAGAACAATTACCGGCATTGGCTCATTGTTTGATGTATCGGTGGTGACCTATCCAGCTTATGCATCAACAGAAGTGGCTTTAAGAAGTTTATCAAATAGCAACCTAAATAATCAAGACGAAATTGATCTTGCTAAAAATAAAGAAAAAGAAGTTTTAAAATTACGATTAGACCTAGCACAACGCGAAGGCTAATAAAAACCAAAATATTACAGAGGTATAAAACGATGAAAAGTAACGCACTACAGGAAAAACGTAACAATTTAATCGTAGAAGCACGCAAGGTGCTTGACGGCGACTTAAATGAAGAAGCAAGATCAAAATATGATGCAATGATGGTTGATGTAGATCAGCTAAAAGTTGACATCGATCGCGCTGTTAAACTTGAAACAGAAGAACGATCAACAGCAACACCAATCGAATCACACAAGGACGAAGCTAAAGCGGCTGGCAAGTTTGAAACACCAGAGTACCGCAAAGCGTTTAGACGTTATATGCAAGTCGGTAAATCTGGTCTTGATTCTACCGAATTGCGTGCTTTGCAAGTTGGTACAGATTCTGAAGGTGGCTATATTACGCCAACTAAACTTGAATCAAAAATCATTGAAGTATTAGCGGAAGAAAATGTTATTCGCGGTATTTCAACAGTTATCCAAACTGATTCAGATACTAATATCCCAGTAGGCGCAACTGGTGCGACTGCAGCGTGGGCAGCCGAAGAAGCTGCGATATCTGTTACTGGTGATCCTTCATTTGGCCAGACATCATTAAGTGCTTATAAAGCAGCTTTAATTGTTAAGATCAGTCAAGAATTAATTAATGATTCTGTTTTTGATGTTGACACATATGTAGCAAATGAAATCGGCCAAGCAATTGCAGAGCTTGAAGAAGCAGCATTTGCAGCAGGTGATGGCTCAGGTAAACCAACAGGCGTATCTGTAACGGGTACAGTTGGCGAAACAGCAGCATCTACAAGCGCAATTACTGCTGACGAATTGATTAATCTTTACTACTCAGTAACAACATCTGCACGCAAAAAAGGTAGCTTCTTATTTAACGATGCGACAGTTAAATTGATTCGTAAACTTAAAGACGGTAACAGTCAATACATCTGGCAACCTGGCATGCAAGCCGGTCAACCTGATATGTTATTGGGTCAACCACTATACACAAGTGCTGGTATGGCAACTGCTGCAAGTGCTGCAATTGTTGGTGCATTTGGTGACTTCAAGAAATACATTATTGCAGATCGTGGTGGTCGCGTTATTAATGTATTAAGTGAACTATACGCCGCCAATGATCAGATCGGTATCAAATACACTCAACGTGTTGATGGTATCTTGACACAAGCAGCAGCGATTAAAACTTTAAAAATGGCTACCTAATAAATAGCATATTTAGTGCAAGCGGGTGCAACTCCCGCTTGTATTTTTAACTTTAAAAATAGAGGTAATTATGTATAGAATATTATTAAATTTTTCGTCAATTTACGGCGCTTTCACCAAGGGCCAAATCGTAGAACTTTGCCCAGAAGCGGCAGAGGAATATTGTCGCATTGGGTACGCTGAAAAGGTTGTTAAAGCTAAAGCAAAAAGCAAGAAGTCAAAATAATAAGCAAAGGTAAGGGGGCGTCTTATGAGCGATGATTTAACAGTAATGGGCGGCGGTGAATTATTCAGCGACTCGATAACTGGTGCAAATCCGGTATCATTTACGACCGGTGCAATTGGGTCGCCATTTACACTTGATTCTATACGATTCAACCTATCATCGACAGGCGTCACCAGTGAAGACATGACCATCACCATTAATTCGGCAAAGGGCAGCACTTTTGATACAGTGGTAGA